TCAATGTCACTCCAGTAATTCCTGGGATAGCATTTAACACTTTAGTCAAACTATTAGCATCTGCTGTTATAGCATTTTTAGGACCACTTGCTCCTGCTGCTGTACAAGGAATAGCTATTTGCAATAGTTTAGGAGAAATGTTATTCTCAAATCCTACTAAAGATACATCCTGAAAAGAAATTGAATATATAGCATACAGTAGAGAAGTGTCTGCAGTTCCTTGGAAATTATAGATTACAGGTTCTCCCATTCTATAGGTTTCACCTTCAAATCCAGCCATGAACCATTCCATTTCAGCTACTTCTTTTCCTTCTCCAATTCCTTTAGAAGCTTTTGCTACATTTGCAGAAGAAGAAGTGCCGAAGTCTTCTAGTCCTACTACCCAGCGAGCTTTTTTATAAAAGAATTTTCCTATAGAAAAGGCAAGAGGTTGTCCTAACATGTCAACTCCAGTATCAGCTGTAGCAGCTGTAGCAGCAGCAATTACTCTATTAGTAGCTCTTGCTACAGTAGCAGTAGCTTCTTGAAAAGCATAATCCAGTTCAATAGTTGCTTTAGTAGTTGCAGTATGCACAGTAAACTTTGTTACCTTATAACAAGCATCTGTTAGGGTATTAGAAACTCTAATATAATCTCCCGCAGCAATTCCAGTTACAGCTTGATTTACAGCATCTGCAGATACAGTTTTACTACCGTTTGTCCAAATTAGACTAGTAGCAGCACCTCCTACAGCAACTCCTGCGTTATTAATTAACTGTTTAAAAGCAACATATTTAGTAGCTTCTTTAGAAAAGTTATTAATTGCAGACTTTACTAAGCCATTAGAAACTTCTACTTGTGTAGCAGTAGCATCTGATTTGTATTGAAAATGCTTGATAACTGAACCATCACTACTAGAAGTTAACAATTCTTGAATATACATGCGTACTAAATACAAGTTATTGTTAATAGCTTCCAAAGAACCAGAAGTTCCATCAAATCCAATGGTATCATGTTGTTCAGTTTCTGCTACTGGAAGTTTAGCAGAAGTAGTAGGAGTCATATTTGCTACAACGATTAAATCAGACTTCCAATATCCTTGTCCTTTATCGTTACCTCTGGCTAGAAAATAACTAGTAACAGAAGCTACGTTAGCGTCATTAACTCTAGTACCATCTGCTTTAAATACTCCAATTTCTCCTGCTGCTAAGGAGTCTACGCCTCCTGTAGTTGTTACTGGAGTAGTACGAGGAGGTCCTCCTGCTCCTGGAGTGTTGATTATAATGTTGGTTACATTTCTTACTTGTTGTGTCATGATTTTATGATTTTAGTTTTGACAATTAGTTTAGTTTAGTTGTGGACTAATATTGAGACTTTTGTTTTTCTGTCTTTTTCCCAAGTCTCTAGCCCGATTAATTATTTTTATTTTTAAGGAGTAGGTCTGAAAGTAACTCCAGCTGCTGATTTGCATCCTCCTTGGACATACCAATCATCATCTGTATAGCAAGTTATTGAAGCCCAATCTCCTACAGCAGCAGTTCCTGTGCCACTGAATAGAATTTCATTATCTGATCCTGTTGCAGAGTCAGAAGTTCCTGCTCCATTAATTACAGTCCCTACAAAATCTTCTGTAGCTGCATTTTGCACGACAGTTACATTTGCTGTAGCATCTATTAGAACAAAAGTAAAAGTTAAACCACTTTCTGCAGGAGGTAATGTTACAATTAGAGTAGCTGCCCCATCTAAAAAAATAGTTTTTCCACTATCACGGGCTGATAAAGTAGTATCCGTAGATATTGCCATAGTTGGTTTCTTCATTGACACTGGTTGTGGAGAAGCTTCTCCATTTAATGCCTTTAATGCTTCATTAAGTTGCTTAGAATATACAGGAAACCTGTCATCACCTTCTCCAGGTAAATAATTTGCTGATGTTACTTTTTTAAGTGCCATTTTATTTAATTTTTAATTGTTAACCAGTTTTCGCCAGCTTTTTTTCTGGCTCTTTTTTATTATCTTTTGGTTTCTCAAGAGTCTTGAGCCACCATTCACAGTCTTGCATTGCTCCTGTTGTTGCTTGGTATTCAGCATCCATTTGGGATACTTCCTGGACTAAAGCTGCTCTTCTCTGAACAATTGTCTCTAGTCTTTTCTCCAAGTCTTTTTGCCTTTTGGTTATCTCTTCTTTATTCATTTTATTCTCCTTCTTGTTGTTCCATTAATTTAATTTGATAAGTACCTGGATCTGTAATTCCTGCTGCAATTCTAACTGCTATGTCAACTACTTCTTCATGCACTGAAGGATCTAACTCTGAATCTACATTATTTAAAGGATCTGTATCATCAATTACAATATCTGAAGGTGAGTTCAAATATCTTATGTGATAAGTTCCTATAGTGTAAGTACCATCGGTTACTAACTCATGTCTTTTAGTTCCAGTGGTAGCAGTAGAAGGATTCGTGTTACTATAATCTAATCTCCAAACTACTGTCTTATCAGGTTTTTTAAAAGGATTCAATAGGTTAATTGCATACTCATCATGAGTTATGGGTTTAACATAAATCCTCTTGCCATCAAAACAATCATCAGAACTAGAAAGTGTTGCTTCTTCTCTTAGACTATACATGTAGCCTTTTGGCAGATCGTAGAAGTATCCATTTGGGGATACTCCTGTTTGGTCTGCAGAGATAGTCGCCTCTAAATTTCTAGTCAACTGTGCTAGATCTTTCCTTCTTTTCTCTGTCTCTTCAAAGCCTTCTTGGTATTTATTACCTTTTTCACTGTATCTGTGTTTCACAAATTGCAGCTGTGCTTTGTTTAAGAAATCAGAGATCTCATTGTCAGTATATCCAGGTGCAGCAAGATTTGTGATCTTATCATATAAGATCAAAAACAAATCTTTCATTTCTGCAGCTGTCATAACTATTTAGAATTCTCGATTCTAGCTTTCAATTTAATGACTTCCTCACTATTAGCAGGATTGTCAAAGAACGTAATTACTTCTTGCAAACTATCTCCTATTACGGCTCCATCAGGTATTTTAAAGGTCATCCCTTCTCTCACTAAGGCACCTGCCCTTTGTGCTGTGAATATAAGAACTTTTTTGTCATAATCCTTATCATCAGCTAACTTTAAAAAGCCTAGAAGATCGTTTTCAATTAATTTTTCGATCTCAGCAATTAAGAATTCCTTTTTAGCATTTGGTGGAACTTGCTTACCACCAGGCTTTTGTGTATAATACACATTCAAGAAATTCTTCATTTTCGTAGGAGAATTATCAATCTTCCCAAAGAATTTATAAGCAGTTTTCTTTTCACTAGCTGCTTTAACTCTTTCTTCATGCTGATAGTCTTCTTCTACTATTGCAAATCTATAAGTACCTTTCGCATATTTATCTTCTGCGGAAGGAGCAATGATCTCCGTATTTACTGCAAGTACTTTGTACCTAAGGTAATCCATGGCATTAGAAAGATCTAACTGTAGAACATTTTTATCAAGCTTTACTCGAAAATTGCTCCAATAGTTATTTTCTCTTTTTAAAGTGGAAAGATCTCCCTTTTCTAAAGCTAATCCTGATGCTTTACTTTCAAAGAAATCTCTTTCCTCTTTTGTAAGAGGATCTTTCAATTCTCCATTTCTACCATCTTTAGGTACTACTACCTGGAAATATGAATGTTTAAACAAAAAGGATGCCTCATGGTTATCTGGTAACCACCTCCCTTTTCTCCTGACAGGAACTACTAATACCTTCTTCTCTGGTAAGGTAAAAGTAGATTTTTTTACAACTGTTGTCTCCATTTGTCCTATTATTTAATTGTTTATGCTAAGATTGATGGAATGATCTGAGCAGTCCTTGAAGGATCTTTAACCATAGCACCACACATAGCCCATCTGTGAACAGTGTAGCCATCAGTAGAATGTGCCATGATGTTTCTCTCACCACCTCTAGAGAAAGGATGACGTAATCCTGGCTCATAGCCCATTCCGTCTTCACTTCCTGTAACATAAACTTTTCGGATATTAGGTTCTCCGTCAGAAGTACCAACATCTAAAATGTCATAGCGGTAAGATTCTGCAACACCACCATCTGGGTGATAGATCTTATTCCTTTCTCTATCATCGTATAGAGAATCAATACTTAAATTAACTTTAATTCCTTGAGGACCCATGTACTCTATGAATTGTCCACCATAACCATAAGGCATTTTCACACCTGACTGTCCACCTGCTTTATACATGCGGCTTTCATTATATAGTGGAGTAAACAATTGTACATTGTTCTCAATTGCTTTGTGGAACTGTACTGCACCACGCTCACCAGTTCTCATTACAAATTCTCGTTTGTCACTTGGAAGTTTTCCTTCAGAAAGATCTAAAAGAATATCAATCAAATAATCAATTGAGAAGTTGTTGTAATAGCTAGTGTTAGAAGCTTCCATTTGCTGACGAATACCAGCTCCTTGCTTCTTGATGTGTCCAGACTTTCCAAAGTTCTTGTACTTACCATCAGTAGTTTTGTTTGCTTGCGCATACATCAACAACCTGTTTTTCTCTTGACGAAATTGCATGTCAAATTGGTAATCTTCATACTGAGTCCAGGTTTTGTGAACATTTCCTTTGTCATCTCTCCAAGCTGTTGCAAAAGGTCTGTCAATCATGTTACCAGGAACAGTGTGCTGCATCCTGATCATTGAGAAAGCATTTCGCATTTTAAATGGAGATACAAAGTTCACAAGACCACCTTTTTTAGATAGAGTTTGTTCTACCAAAGACCAGTCTTTAGAAAATCGTTTTCCTGATGTTAACTCATCATAAGGAAAATACAAATCTGGATCACCAGTAATTAATTTTACTCGGTATACCCAGTTAGTTCCTTCTGGAGTTGGATCTGCAATTACTTGCACAGAATAAACTTCGTTTTTCTCACCAACAATTACATTCTCATCTGAGAACCATTGTTCAGGAAAAACTAATTCAAATTCTGTAAAGTTTAAGCCAGCAGTGCTGGCTCCATCAACTGCTGTTCCTGCGATCCTTGCTTCTACAAGAGGAACATTCTTTTTTGCACTACCAATCAAATCCCATTCAAAGTCATCATCTGTGTCTAGATACAGAGGTGAGAATTGGTCAAGGTAGCTATCCAAATCTAATCCAAAGTTTGTCTGAGCAATCCTTGTCATAAGTTTAGATGCCATCTGGGGCTTGGATTGATAGATAGCACCTAAATGGTTCTTGGTTGTTAAGCCAGCCCACGCCTGTGCTTCTGTCATCTGAAATGGTGAAATTTTAGGCATTTTTTCTTAGTTTTAGTTAATAATTAATTAATTGATTTATTTTGCTGCTGCTGGAAACATAGTTTCTAGACTTTGTAATAATGCATCGGAAGCTTTATCTTCTCCCATAGGATCTCCTTTGGGCCTTCCTGATACATGAGTTGTACTGCCAAGAGCTTTTTCAAAATCTTTAACAGCATTTGTTTTTCCTGCTTTCTTTATCTTGCCCCAATCTGTAAACCCTTTAGTTACATCAGCGAGGTAAGTTACTGCAAGATCAAAGCCTATGGGATTCTGAGCTCTCATAGACATAACAAAATTTTGAGGAGTTCCATTCTCATCTTCACCTACAATTTGAGTCATATTCTGAAATAACTTTTCTCTTGTAGGTTTATTGAGTTTAACTCCTGGAATAATTTCATCAACATCTTCTATGCTTTTTTGAATATGATGCATAGTAGCTTTGTTTCTTTCTTCTAATTCTGCTTGTTGACGACTATGCTGTTCTTTTACATATTCTTGTTGCTTGGCGTAAAGATCTTTAAGATCATCCAATGCTTCTGTAGCTTCGTCTTCTAAGCTTCCAGTATCCTCATAAGTCTCTAAAAGCTTAGTTATTTTTTTAGATTTGAATCCCTTAGAATGTAAATGCTCAGCAATTAGTCTTTTCTGAAGTTCAGTATTTTCTGATAATTCTTTCCCTTGGATTTTTCCGTAATCTAATTGTTTTATAGTGGAATCTTTCAAATCTTTAAAAGGAACTCCATTTGCAACTGCTTTTGCAGTTTCAATTAAATCAGGGGGAAATGAGTTAATAAAATTGTAATTAGCAGCTTCAATTTCTGTTCTCATTGCTTCTGCCAAAGCTTCAATTTTATTATCAGATCCATTAAACTTATCCCAATCTAGATTAGGTAGAAAGCCCTTTTCATGAAGGAGAGAGGCAAATGGAGCTATAGGAGAAGAGTCTCCCTCACTACTAGGGCTTGCTTTTGTATCTTCTACAGAGATCTTCTCTTCTGTTGGTTTTGCCTCCTTTTTTTCAGAAGATTCCTCAGGTTCTTCACCATTTAGGGTGCCGATATCCAAGAGGTCTTCTTTTGGTTCTGTTTCTGTTTTGTTTTCCGGAGTTTCCGGACTCTCTTCTGTTGTTGTTTCTGATGTGTCATCACTGTCTCCCACAGTAACTGTTTCAGTAACCTTTTCTGTATTTACTTCCTCCATCGTGATGGGTTCTGTATCAGTAAGACTACTAAAATCTACATCAAATAATTTGTCATCTGCCATTTGCCTTTAATTTAAAGTGTTACAATATTAATTAATTATACTATTTTTCCCAAGTTTTTGTTATACATTCTAATTTTAAAAATTAGTTTTGTATAGCTATTATTTACTTTTTACTGGTTTTGGTTTATTTTTTAATTTTAGTTTTTCTACTTGTAATTGTGTTCTCCTATCTTTTTCTTTATCTCTTATTTTCTGTTTTTCTATTTCTTTATCTGCAATTATTTTCTTCTCTGTAGTAGCTATCTTTTTATCTTCTATTTTTTCTCTAGATGATATCTCTTTTTCTTTAATCCTTTCTTGAGACTCTACTTTCTCTACCTCTAAAGCATCAGGAATTCCGTCCCTGTCTAAGTCTATACCTTTTTCTGCAAATTTAGCTCCTGCTTTCATCTTCTCTATTTCTATCTTATACATATATTCCTTATCTATCTTAGCCATCTCAAATTCTTGCTCTGCTTGTTGTTGCTGTTGAGCAGCTTGAATTTGTTCTTGTTGCATTTTCTGAGCCTGTTCTTGTTCTTGTTGCATTTGTTGTTGCTTCTCTTGTTCTGCAGTTTCAATTTTTCTTCTTACAGAAGCAATAGATGGGGTCATGTAAATATCCATCAATTGAGAGAAGTTGATTTTATCATTCTGGATACCTGCGTGTGCAAGTTGTTTCATTACATTAAGCAGCTCAGCATTGGAAGAAGTATCTGTTGCCATTATACCGTAATCAGATTCTCTAAATTCACTGCCGTCAAATTGCAGTACCATGGTAGACATGTCATCTAAAACATATTGATACCTTTTATCGGTTTCATTTCTCCAAGCAAGCTTTGCGGTATTTAATAAAGTATTGAGTGCTTTTACTTTTACATTATTATGAAGAGCAAACCATTTCTCTGTAATATGACTGGATTGAATTACAGACCTTTCTACATTTCCTACTAGCTCCCTGTTCTCTATTTGCCCTTGTCTTTGTTTACTTACTCCTGCAATTTCTCCCATTTGAACTTCCAAGAACTGAAGCATCATAATATGTTGCTGAATATAATTACCCAATTCTAAATCTAACACTGGAGTTTGCGCTTGCATTTGGCCAGCTAACTTTCCTTGAGCTGCTCCTTTCTTTGCTTCTTTAAAGGAATCTTTAACTGCCCATCCCATTACTTCTGCATAATACATCCATTTATCTACATCCCAGTTATCAGGAACTTGTGCGAGATCCAAAGAAGCTATACGTCCTTTGGCTTTTGCAAATGCAAGTTCTGTTCTATACATAAATACATTATACAAATATTGATAAGGCTTCATTCTGTCCATTAAAGACTTAGCCTTAGAGGAGTTTATGTTATAAGCAACTCCTACATAACCTGGTTCACATTTAGAAGGATTGGCCATGGTCCTAAATTGTAAAGGACGGGGCTGACATTTTACAAAAATACCTTCTCCAATTCTGGTCCCTTCCCACCATTCATTAATCCACATCCATTTAATTTCTTCTCCTGCTTCTTTGTTTATCTTGTAATCTTCTGATACTAAAGTTTCCTGGGGCATTCCTTCCTCATCATAGTAAGATAACTTCCCTACTTTCTTAAATGATTTCCATACTACTCTTATTACTCTTATGTTTCCTTCAAAGTCCCAATACTCTCCAAAAGTTCTCAATGAAGCCATGTTATCAGTGTCAATTATTCCATCTATTAATATAGAAGGTTCTGTTTGACCTATTTTTATAAAGCTATTCTCGCTTTCATTACTACTGGTCCCTTGAGCTATTTTTTGCATATCTCCAGGAGTAAGTTCATCATGATACATGTCTATTACTTTCCCTGGAGAATAATACCCATCTTCTACAATAATATCTGCGTCCTCAATAAAGGGACTTTCTCCAGACCTTACTGTATGGATATTTAAAGGATTGCATTTTCTAAGAACAGGTTCTCCTGCTATTATATCTGCACAGTATATTTCTTCACCTGCTATTAAAGCATCTTCAAATCCTCTAGCAAATTCTTCTTTTAGATGATTTACTTTATATAGATACTCTAAAATTTGAGAGGCAGTTCTTTCTTTTAGATCCTGGTACTCATATAAATGAAACTTTTGTAGTTCTTGTAATTCCTTTTGAGCCTCTTGCTCATCAAAAGCTTCTGCCTGGATCTGCATTGAAATCAGCTCAAAAAGTTGTTTTTTCTTGACCGCTTCTTTTTCAGAAATAGCGTCATCATTAATGACTCTTACTTTCCAATCAAACTTTCTTTTTCTTTCTTCTCCTACCAGTAAGTCTATCTTTGGATTAGCAATAGGATAGTTTTGCATTTTGGCGGGGAATGTAGCATCTTTAATTCCCATGGGATTACAAACTGTCTCTAAATCTGCAATATCTAGAACATCATTAGCAAGATTATAATTAATAAGTTTGTTTCTATAGGATTCTCTTATACCACTGTATCTAAAGATGGCTAAATCTTCTGCAGCCTTAATACAGTCTTCTGCCCATTTTTTAGTCTTCTTAGACTTTGATAATTTTTGGGAAGGAAATTGGAGTGAGGATTTATCAGGCATTTTTTTAGGTTTTAGTAAAACTTACAATAATAAACTAATTTTTTTGCAATTTCTAATTATAATTATTTTCTATATAGCTATTTTCCATATAGAAACTCTTCTTTGATTTAAAGCTCCTATCCCAGAAATCATCTGTTGCCAAAGTCTCTTCTTTTGTCTCCATAGTTATCTCTAATCTTTCTCTATCTGCTCTAAGTATCATAAGCATCCCCATGGCAGAAACCCTGTCAGTATTAATGTCTGGGTTCCAAGCAATGGCTTCTTTTATATAACCTATGGATCTTATTTTATGGAGATTAAGTAGCTCAGGGCCTTCGTCTTCTTCTTGCTCATAAGCTTCTTGCATCATCCATTGAGCCTGAAGTCTCCTTCCCCAGGCATTTATTTTTACAGAGGAGTTCACCCCTTTGGATTTATTTCCTATTCTGGAAATGGTCCCCATGTCCATGTCTCTTACAATCTCAGGAGTATCTGAAAGTAAGCTAAGACAGTTCTTGTTTCTAAAATAAGCATAAAGCCCCTTCTTGTCATTTTCATATAACGCTTGCGCATTGTAAAAGACCAAGGCCCTCCTAGTAAGTTCATAGCAATCTGTTGCATCAAAAGTTCTTCCTGTGTATTCTGCCACTATTCTATCAGTCAAAGTATTGAGAATAAATAATGAGTATAGCGAATTAGTAGTGCTGTCATCATCATCTATAGGGTCAATACCTGCAATGTAAAGTCCTGTAGGAGTATTCCCTGTAGAATCTTTATAAGGCATTTCAAATATTTCAAGAGCTCCTTCTTTATTATTAATATCTTTTGCTGGATAATCTCTTATTGCTCTTTTGCTATCATCCATTTTCCACTCTACCTCTCCGTCACCAGAAATTGCTAATCTTCCTACCCAGTGAGGTCCTGTGAATTTGTTTACCTTCGGCATAATTTCTGCCAAATAGTCTTTAAGATCCCCAATAGGGAAAAGGCTTCCTTCTCTTCGCATGATGGCTTCTTGCGGAGTAATAGGTCTCTCTGCTTTTTCCTGTACAAGAGTGTTTGGGTCAGAAGCCCCTTTTTTAATCTTTGTTCTGTTTTCAAGGATTTGGACCAGAGCTTTAATAACGTCTGAATTTCCATCTCTGTCATAGCATCCTGTTCTGTTGAGGTATTCTGGGAAGAAGAATGCTGAAGTTGTTTTTCCATTAGTATTTCTATCAAAAATGTTAGGCAAATGTTTTACATTGTATCCACTAGGAGAGTAGAATAACTCTTCAGCTCCTGTGAAGTCTGCTCCTTCAGTACCACCAGTACCATATGCAATCATAGTTCCAAAAGCAAAATCACCGTCCTCCACTGAAGGTCTTGCTATTTGCCATGCAGTTAGGAAACCTGGAAATTTACCCATCTCCTCCCAGATTAGGTAAGCTCCCCTTTTACCCCGAGCTTTCTGGGGGTCATTCTTTAGAGTAACCCCCATAACCTCGTTTTTTATGCCTCTCTCCCTATCGCTTTTGGGATCTTTATATCCCATTTTCCAATGCATTTCATTCCAGGAATCCTTTAACTGTCTTACTTTTGGCCATGGTGTGTGTTTAGAACAGTGGTCTGCAATATCTATATATTTATTAAGTACCCCATCTTTTGTTAAGTATTCTCTCTCATTTGCTATTGCAAAAGATTTCACACCTACATTAGAAGTACTATTAGATCCAACTACAAAATGTTTAGCTAATCCTGATCCTCCTTTAAATGAAAATCCTTTACCCCGGGATTTCAACACTCCTCCATGCTTCCCATCTTCCCTTGCCTGCTCAACATAGTGGTAATAAAAGTAGTCTCCATCGTATACTTTTGGAAAGTCAATTATTCTATCTGCTTTTTTACTCCCTTCTCTAGTCCTAGTCAAGAAGATGGGGGAATAATTCAGGTAGAAATAATAATCTCCTGGGATCCATTCCCCATCTTCTCTAACTCTCCCCTCTCTACATCTCCTTGCCTCTTCCTTCCAAAACTTATAATACTCAGACTGTGGGTGAGAATTTGGATACAAATTAGTGTACTTACCATTTTCTTGATAGTGAATGGCAGCTTGTCTAAAGTAATCCATGTCTTCTAAGATATGAGGATTTAGAATATTAGGAATTATTTTTCCTTCTTCATCTTCCGGCATATCTACAGCATAAGGTCTATTCTCAGCTATTAATAATCTAATAAACTCTATAGACTCTATTGAGTCTACAAGATCCATTTTAACATCTCTGTCTAAGTCCTCCCAATTTTGAGGACTTATAACTGTCTGCTTTTTATTATAAATAGGTCCCATTAAACTATTCCATCTTCAAAGATTGCTTTTTCATGCCCTCCTCGCATACTTTCTTTTTCCTGCAGTTCTTTCTTTACCTGTTCCTCTAGTTTCTGCAGAGATTCAGTGATCCTACTAAGATTGCCTAGAGTATCTGCAATTTTCTTAATATCGTGTTTAGGTCTTCCATTAACTTCTTCATTCAAATCAATGCCTCTCAAAAACCTACTGATCTTGTCTACTGCATTTCTTGCATCTCCCAGCAATATAGTGGATACTGTTTCTTGCCTGCTTCTATAAAAATCCACGGCTTCATTAAATACCTCATCAGGTTCCCATTCAGGATCCATACCTGTTACTACGGATTTTATTACATCAAGTTTCTCTTGGAGGTTATAAATCTCACTAAAATCTGATTTATAATCTGCAAAGAAGTATACAGCAGCCATTTCTGCTACTGCCACAGGCTTTCCTTTTTTCTTATCTCTTTTCCAAAGTTTGGCAAAAGGTCTAAGAGCTAAAGCTTGCGGGGAAAATGTAACTTGCCCTTCTTTTATTTCAAACAGATCCATTGGTACTAAAGTTTCTTGCTATTTTCCTTTTTACAAAAACCACATATACATCTCCCATCTGCCACTTATTAGACATGATCTCTTTTTCATTCCTTAGTCCTTCATAAGAAGCAAAAGCTTTTAGATCATTCTCTACTTGTTTAAAGTCATTGGGATGCAGCTCTACTTTAACAGGCTTTTCTTTATTAAGAACATATTCTGTTTTTCCTTTCGTTGCTTCCAGGATATCTATTTCCAGAGTTTCTAAGCCCTGGTAATTATCTACTTCTATTATCATTTTAAGCTATGTTTTTGATTAAACACTTTGATTTTATTTTCTGTTTTGCTGGTCTTCAGCCCCGGCACTGTATCCTGATCATTTCTACCCAGTACTGGTTTCTTTTCAAATGTAGCATCTACTTGGTGTTCTTTTATAATCCCATAAGCAATCCCATTTAAAACTAAAAGTCTTCCCGCTCCATTAAGTAATACCCAGTCCCCCTCTTTGACTGATTTACAGTCAGGACCTACAGCTAATGCTTTGGTAATTCCATTATTCTGAGCTTCTATTTGTGCCTTTAATTCTTCAGGCAAATGAAGTGCTCCATCTTTTGCCTCTTTCCATTCAATTAATACATTGCTGGACGTTAGATTTATATTATCCATTTCTCTTCTTTTTTTTGTTTTTGTTTTTATTTTTCTTTTTTGATGGTTCCTCAACCACCTTAGTATAGGTAACTACGACAGTATCCCAAATAGTATCGGTCATATACTTTTTCTTATGGACCAAATCTATTACAACACTATCCTTTCTTACTAGCCTCTTAGCTCTATATGCGTCCAGTTCTCTTTTATACTCTTCGCATTGTCTTTTCTGCAAGGCCAATTGAACTCCAATACTTCTCAGACTGTTTTGAGATATATTTTTAGAGTTACTAATTGTACTTATCAAAGAGTCTATATGATCTTGTTTTGAGCTCTCTTTGGTTAATACATATTCGATCACTTCATCAGCTAAACTTAAAATACTGTCTTTAGAAGGATACTTTTCTACATGAGTATGATCTTCTTGCTTATCTTTTGTAGAAAAACAAGTTACTCCTAAGCATAGTAGCATGAAAATTAAAACTCCTATTGTTTTTTTCATTGGTTTTTAAGTTTTTCGATTAGTTCCAGGTACTTATCCTGCAGATCTGCATAATCTTCCTTAACTTGATTCACCTCTATTCTTAATTCTTTTATTTGGTCTGTCAAAACATCTCTTGCATCCATATAAAGATACCCTACTGCTAACAATGCAAATAGGGCAACTAATCCTACGGGATTCTTTAAAAATTCTGAGAATGAGGGTAGTACCTTATCAACGCCTTTCATAATTTGAGTTTTTTTATTGGATATGATTTATTAAACTCCATTCCCTCTGGTACTGACATTTCAACCTTTTTCCGATAAAACTCTATCTTCTTTTTTCTTACAGCGAACTTCCCCAAGTGTGTAAGTTGTATGGTCTTAAATGTCTCTGGCCTGTTCTTCTCTCCAGTAGCCATTATGTCCTTTACGAACTTAAACTGCGAATTTACTACTTTTTCAACTAATCCAGGTGATATCTCTAGCTCTTTAGCTATCTCCTGATATACTTTCTTCATTATTGGAAACACCATTTTCTGCAGTAATATTAAAACTAAACGTCAGCTTACAGTAATTAGAAGGATGTATCAAGAAGCTTTCCGCTACTTTATTCTTCCTTATAATCCCTTTCTTCCTTAATGCAGACAAGTTGTTATTCAAGCTTGCATCTGACAATTCTAGTTTAGTTCTTATTTCAGTCTTTGTATCATAGTCAAATATGAGTTTCCACCTGTGTTTCTCTGGTATATTCTCTAACCTATGATTGTGGTACAATATCTCTGCTAAAACATCCAACTCCTTGCCTCTCAATCTAAGCAGCGGATTTAATAACTCTAAATACTGACGAAAGAATTTATTTTCAGTTGTCCTTATAGGTACACTCTTCTCCATAATTATATTTTAACACAAATATAAATGATAGAGAATATAATTCCAAATGTTAGATTAAAAAACTTTCTGTCATAGTCCTAAAAACATCTTATAAAAAAAAAGAGCTGCGGAGAGCAGCCCTTTTCCAAGTGAGTGTAGGCAAATTATTATCAATCATTAATAATAAAGTACCAAACTTAACTCAAACTAATATCATTTCAAAATATTCATCAATATTTATATTAACAATACCAACAATAAAACAGCTACTGCACCTCCTAGTACTTCTGTACTGAGTTTGAAGAATTTTAGCTTCTTTTTCTTTTTGTTATTATCTTCTTTTAATTGCTCATTAAATTCTTTGGATTCTACTATAATAGCATCCTTTTGCTTTACTAGACCAGCTAGAGATTCCTCTACCTCCTTTCCTTTAATTATAATTTCTTTATATTCTTCAATAGCACTGTGTAGGCTATCCTCATATTCCTCACACTCTTCTAAATTAGCAAATGCAATGTTCAAAGAATCCACTTGATCCAGGGTAATGATCACCCTTTCTGAATTCTGATATACAATCTTTACAGGAAAATCAGATTCCTCCAAGATTCTTTGAGAGTAACTCCACAGACTCATCATCACTAAGAATGAGAATATCACTCCTCTTTTTATCAAACTTTTCATGTATCACTTCTTTATCTGCTATTTCCTTATTAGCCAGTTCAGCTAGAGTACTATCTCTTTCTGCTACCAGACTATCTACCCTTTTACTCTCTTTATCAGCATCTTGTTTCATTTTAGCAATAACACTTTCATATTCCAGGATCTTATAATCAATCTCTTCAGGCCCCTGTTCCTGGTGCATGTAAATAATAGCTCCTATTAAGATTGCTATTACTATATACAATATATTATCACTGAGAAACTTCACTTGCTTTAGATGATGGTCTTGAGGTCTCACCCCACAGGTACATATACAAAGGTGCATTCAACATAGCAAGTCCTGTTCCCAGTCCCTGCAAATCAGCTCCTTTATAAATACCATATAAAAATATTGCAAAGTTAGCTGCTAGTACTATACTTGAGCTGCTTAGCCTTTTACTACTAGTTATCTTTTTCATGATTTCTGCTTATAAGGAAACATCTGGTTCAGCTTTTCCTTTCTCTTGTCACAAGGACTACAATTCTCTCCTACTATTTTCTTAACTCCTGCAGACCTTAATATTTTCTCTACTGTATCTCCAACTCCTTTACTAGACATTTCTTTTTTTCTTTATTAATTAATTTATCTATTATCTCTTCCTCCTCAAAAAACATTTCTAAAACAGCTCTCCTAACAGGATTATCAAAATGAAAGTATATATACCCTGTCAAATCATCATAGTACTTACACTCCAAGGTATTACCAAATCCTAACTCCACTCCTTCTATATTACAGCTAACATACTTCTCAAACTCACC